GGCGGGGCATGGTTATATTACTATGTAAGATAATAAAATCATGGAAAATCACCTAATGGATCACGGTAGATTTTTAAATCGGGGTCTTCATACGGGGTATTAAACTCCCTTATATAATCTATTCTTCTTAAGAGTTGTTTAATGTCTTCGCACGTCCTACCTTCCCATACTACCTCTGGTCTGTAGGGACACGTGATAATAATTCTCTTCGCCCTTAATTGTCTGGAACCTCCTTTACATTCAACCCTATACGCGTAGCGATCTAGAATGCGGAGGAGTGTACTAAACTTACAAAATGAGCGTCTATAGTCGTCAATAATGACATCTTCATGTCCATCATATCCTTCCCACCATTTCGTATCTTCCATACAAGGAAAAGGGTCTTCACACATCTGATAAGCGGCATGGCTCTTTCCACAGCCCGTATCTCCATAAAACCAATAAACTTCTGGTTTCCAGTTACGAGGTGGTTCAAAGTATTTTAAATTAACTTCGGCCATACGAACCGCCTGATAAGATGAGGCGGAGCCCAAAACATCTCTAAGTGTGCAATCACCTGTGCGGATCGCGTCGCGTACTGAATGAATATCGGTGCGTTTTCCCTGAGTAGGTCTTTCGCCCTGCTCATAGAAATCTTGTTCTTTTGAACAGTAAGTTATATTAGATTGTGGGTCACCATCACATACTTTAATATGTCTCGGAGCCATTAATTTCCTGCATGCAGCGAATGATTTGGCCGAGGCAAAGTAGATATAGCCTTGTAGATGCAGACGTTTGGTTGTCGGACACGTTTCACGCCCAAAACACAAATACTTGCAGGGTATACCCTTGAGGAAATCCTCATTTAACTCATAATCGGTAAAGCAAAAAGCACGAGAGCGCTTAGCGTCTTCTCCCATCAGCAAGGTTCTATATTATACACAGATAATAAATTACAGAATTACACAGAAGTAATTACACAGAAGTCGGGGGTAATACTATTCCCCGACAAGCTTCCTAAAGTACACAAAAAAAACACGTAATAGAAAACGATAGAATATATCGCTTCTTGTATGATAATTTATAACATACCCACAAGGGGTATGTCATAAAGTAGCGCACAGAAAGGAGGCTCCGCCCTGTAGGTGCTGCGAATGCGTTTCCTTTTGTTGTTCAGAAGAATTAATCATAATAATAAGCTGTAGTCGTCATGTTAAAAAGAACGTTGAGCGGGTTCATTGCTGAGTTTGTTCCCAGAGGGGACGCAGAATGAGCCAGGAAATATGGAAAGTCGGCAGGTTGAGCAGCGCCCGATGTGCGGTAGTTCAACTCTTTTCCTTTACCAAAGTTGATTGTATATTCAAACAGCCAATAACTATCACTCATGTCTACACCTGTTGAAGCACCAGCTGCATAGGAGCCTAAAGTCTTTACCTTTTTCAAGTCTTTCTTGACTGTAAAAGCTGTCTTATTTATTGGTGTCATGAAGGACGAAATATTTCCATAATATGGAGTTGCTTGTTCCAACATAGTGTTGTTTAGAAAGGAGGCTCCGCCATTAATAAGTTGATCAGCAGAGTTACAATTCTTTTGCTTAAGCACCATGTGCCGCAAACAGACGCGGCGGTCTATAGACCCGCTAGAAGGGTAGTTCATCATGTAATAGCCGCGAACGACTAACTTTTTTAACATGATAGTATTCCCTATACGCTGAAACTCGTTAGTGCCTTGTTGAATATCAGGCAATAACTGTATCAAATCTGTTTGTAGGATCGTATTATCTACTGTTAGATTTGGTGCGGTTGGTCTAAACACACATTTAAGTTCTCTCTGCTGGTTGAGCACAGACAGAACATTCTTAGCAAACGTTGCTTTAGGAGCTCTACGAGGACGACGACGGACAGGCTTCTTGCGAAACTGACGGCGGGGCATGGTTATATTACTATGTAAGATAATAAAATCATGGAAAATCACCTAATGGATCACGGTAGATTTTTAAATCGGGGTCTTCATACGGGGTA